TTAGAACAGGGTTACCAATTAAAACAGGAACAGGAAATAAAACTATACGAGGTATTGGTAAAGCAATGCGTGGTTATGGTAAGGCAATGACAGGGAGAAAAAAATAATGGCAGCTAAAAAAATACTTACACTAGGTAAGTCTCTTAAAGAAAATATAGATGATGCTTTTGAAAAATTTACTACAGGTGGTGGTAAAACAGGTAGAAACAAAAAGATTACTATACAAAAAAAAGATATAGATAAAAAACTTGCTAAACAAGAACAAGTTAGTAAAAGAGCAGAAAACTTAGCAAAAAAACAAAAGAAAGCTAAAAAGGTAATTAATAAAAAACCTTCTGTTAAAAAACTTGCAAGTGATGCAAAAACAAAAAGAAATATAAAAAGTAAAATTAATAAATCAGAAAAAGTATTTAGTAGAAAAGAATATAATAAAAAATTAGCTGATACTTTAAAAAAGAATAAAGTTAATAAAATACCTAAAAATACTAAAAAGAAACAATCAACTGCTTTAACTATTACTAAGCAACCATCTAAAAAAACAGGAACTAATTTAGTTACTATTCCTAAAGGAACTAATATAGTTAAAAAGAAAACTACTTCTTTAACTACAATTCCTAAATCGAGTGGAGCTGCAACAGGCAATAAAATTTTAAATTTTTTAAAAAGAAATAAAGGTAAGATTGCATTAGGTGCAGGTGCAGCATTACTTCCTTTTGCAATAGGAACAGATAAAAATGTGGGTGAAGGTAAGAATATTGGTGGAGGTAAAAAAGATAAAAAACCTAAAAAAGATTTTACTCCTAAAATAAAAAAATCTCCTACACCTGAAGTAAAAATAAAAAAGTTACCTAAAGTTAAATCTAATGACTATACAGGTAGGTTTATAGATAAAGAAGGAAATGTTGCATATGATAGTGCATCAGATTTTTTTGCACATATGTTTGGTACTCCTAAAAAAAGAAAGATGCCTGAAAGAACTTCAAGAATAATAGGTAAAGGTGACAAACTAAAAAGAAAAAAAGCAGATAAAAAAGGTGCAGGTAAGGGTGTAAAGTTTAAGGCATTTAAATCAGGCACTAAAAGTAAAACTATAGGTCTTAAAGATTTACCACCTAAATCTATAAATCCAGGTATACATAAATTACCTGCAAAAGCTAAAATGAATATGGGATTTAAACCTATGTTTGGTGGTGGTCTTATTGCAAGTTTTTATGATAAACCTGAAAAGGTTGAAAAACATAAAGGTAATACAACTTCTGCAAGACAGGTAAAAGGTTATGGAAAAGCAAAAAAGAAAGCTTAAAAAAGTTATTAAAGGATTAAGCAAGGCATCTAAGACTCATGCTAAACAAGCTAAAACTTTAAAAAGTGTTTTAAATAATGGTACTAAGAAAAATAAAAAAACCAAAAGACCCTAGATTAGGTACAGGTAAGAAACCTAAAGGTTCAGGCAGAAGGTTATATACAGATGAAAATCCTAAAGACACTGTTAGCATCAAGTTTGCCACAGTTGCAGATGCAAAAAACACCATTGCAAAAGTTAAAAGAATTAATAAACCATTTGCGAGAAAGATACAGATACTTACAGTCCTTGAACAACGAGCCAAAGTATCTGGGAAGAAAGAACAAGCAAGACTTGCCAAAGCAGGAAAAGAACAAATAAGAAGGAAACATAATAAAGCATGATAGAGTTTGTGTTAGTGTTTATGATGGGAATAAGAGTAGTAGACCAAACACAAACTTTCCAAGACATAGATAGATGCCTATACTTTGCAGAGAGATTAACAAGTCAACCTACAATACCTCAAAGGGAAGGACCTAATTTAAAAATAACTGCATATTGCAAACCAATAAGGAAAAGATAATGTTAGCAGAACTAGCAGCAGCAAATGCAGCTTTTAATGTAATAAAAAGTTTTGTATCTAATGGTAAGGAACTTACAGGTTGTGCTAAACAAATATCTGATTTTGTATTTTCAAAAGAACAGTTAGAAAAGAAAGCAAGTAAACAAAAATCTAA